TACAAATGATATAGAGCTTCCAGCTGTTAGTGTTTCTTGTTGTGCATCAGTTTCGTCATAGTGCATTTCTAATGTACCAGAAAATGAAGTTCTTCCAGCTAAGAATGTTTTTGCCGCATCTCCTAATTCTGTATCTTCTACGACATCTCCTGTTGTTTCGATTGTAAATGAAGTAAGTTCACCAATAGCTGTTCCACCAGCAGTGACTACTCCTTCTTTTCCGTGATGTGTTGCCATTTGCTTTTATCCTTTTTCGGTTTAGGTTTATTTTCTTCTTCTTGTTTCCAACCAAGTTTTAAAAAATTATTAAGTTGCGTTTCGTTAATAATAACTTCATGTCCGTTCTTAAATAATTTTATATCCTTAGCCATAACGCTTTTTACTACTTATCTTCTTCTTCGTCAATATCATCTTCGTATTGATCTACATCATCATCAAAATCATCTTCCATACCATCGTCATATTCTCTGTGTTTTTCTACAAGTTCTCTTGATTGTTGACATATCATTGAAATTTTATCTGCTAATTCTTCTAACTTTTCTATTTTAATTTCTAATTTATCTAGTGATTTATCTGCCATGTTTTCTCCTATGGTGTTGCTGATTGATGTTCATACATTACTCTTACAGTCATTAAAATTGCACCATAAGGAAATAATGTACCAGCATCAGTTTCAATAGATATAACTTCTGTATCTAATGCGTTTCCAGAACGAGTAATATCACTTTCTAAAGCTGTTTCAATAGCACTTGCTAAATTATTTCTAGCAGTATCTATATTGTCTTCGTTAGTTTTTACATATCCTGTAATACCAAATTCTAAAATATTTATTCTTGTTTTTGCACTACTACCTAATTCTGAGTCTTCTTTGGTTTCTTCAATCGTTTGAACTAATACAGCTGGATATTGTTGTTGTGAAAGTTCATCTAACGGAAAAGGTTGTCTAGAAACTTTTTTTACATCTGGGCTAGATATTGCGTCAATTACTGTAACTATATTTGATGCTATATTTTCTCTTACACTCATAGTCCTAATCTTCTAATTTCTTTTTTTACATAATTTGCAAACTGTCGTTGTATAACATTTTCTAATTTTTTATCATAGCCAAAAAATCTTCTTACAGGTAAATTACCAGCGCCTGTTTGATGCCAATATGCCTTCATGGCTTCTCTACCACTTCTAAAATATAATTGAACTTTATTACTACTAACTACTCTTGAGTCAATAGATTGTAACATTCTATTTGTGTCTTGTAAGTCTACTCTAGATTTACCTTTAGCACTTGCATATTCTGGTGAATAGGCTTGAAAGTTATTTCTATTAACATCTATTCCCCTATCTGTTTTATATAAAATTGCTTCTTTTAATTGAACACCAGCTTGTTCTAATCCCTTTTGTAATAAACGAGGAAATTTACTTGCAAATTTTATATATCTAGCTTGAACATTTTTAACATTAGTTTTGATTTTTAAATCTAATGCCATTATCTAGTTAATCTTCTAAATCCGTGTAGTGGTTCTCTTTCGTTGGCAACAATAGTTCCAGATGCGTCAACATCATATTCAACACCATCTTCAAGTATTGATTTCCATTCTTTGTTATATTCTGACATATAATATTCTGCCATTCTTTCAAATCTATCTTTATCTGCTTCTGGTCTAAACTTTGATAACGCTGGTGCTAAAAATCTTCCGATAAATAAATAAACACCTGCTCTTTCAAATTGATCTAGATTAACTTTTGTATTTACCATTTCAGCAGTATTTAAAACTGTAATATCTGTAAATATATTTTGTTTATATACAGGCCACCATTCTATTCTTAACTGTCTTAAAATATCATTTGTAGTTTGTGCAAAGAAATTAACTGCTTCTGTATCAGTTGAAGCAATACCAAAACCAAACGCGTCTGGTTGATATTTAGTTACATCACTTGCTGTTATTACATCTGCACCTGTATAATTAGCCATAAATTACTTCCAAACTAAATAAGCAATAATTAATAATAATGGTATTGAATACATTGGGTTATTATATGCTTTTCTCCACACACATTTTGACCATTTTCTAGCTTTCATCAGTATTAATTGGTTCATCTTTTTTCTTCCTTGTTTTTCTTCTTTTAGGTTTTAATTGAACAACCTTTTCATCTTTTACTACATCTTGAACTGGTTTAAAACCTCTAAATTCCCAAACTTTTTTATTTGCTGTGTAATTAACTAATGGTCTTTCAATGATTTTATTGCCTTTTTGTAATTTTATTAAAATTTCATTTTGTGCTTTTAATTTTATCATTTTACTCCTTTAAACCTGTGGGGATTTCTCCCCACAAGTAAATCAATTATTATTGAATTGATGAGTCAAAGTGCATTTCAACACCATAAGAGTCATGTATTTCACCAACTCCGTATACTGCTGTTGCAACAATTTCATCTGCTCTTAGAGAAGCATCTCTTTGAGTTTCAATTTTTAGCCCTTGCATTTCTGCTAAAGCTAAAGCATCTCTATGCATTGCCGCACCTTTGTAATCACCAGCTGTTCCTGTATTAGACATATTTGAAGTTTCAAATACTCTTAATCCAGCAAGACTTCCAACAAAGCCACTTCTCATAGCTTCATTTTGAAGATCACCAGCATTTGGATTAGCAAATGTGTTTGTTAAATTTGCTTTTAAGTCGTAAGCAATTTTAGGGTGTAACACCACAGCACAATCATTTAGATTTAATGCGTTTGCTCTTAAAGTAGAAGCAACATTAAATATTGATGCCGCACTGATCGCAGTTGTACCATCACCTAAAGTAACCGAGAAACTATCGAATAATCCGATAAGGTCTTGGTCTTGTTTTTTAGCAATCGCTTCACCAAAAAGTCTTCCAATGTCTGCCGCAACATTTCTTGGTGCTGAATTTCTTCCAAGGTCTGTTAATGTAGTCATTATTCCAACTTCTGATGCAGTTATAGAAACTGAAGATGGGTCTATTGCTGTGTTTGATAAATCAGTTGCTTCTGAAACTGCTGCCGCAGATACTGCTGAATAAATTGGTACTTCAACCACTTTACCGCCACCTGTGATAGCATAATTTCTAACAAGATTTCTCATGATAGATTGTTCAGTTGCAACGAATTGAGCTTCTGCAACGATCTCTGTGTATAATTCCGAGAGCGTTGAACTTGTTGTTTCGTTAGCCATTTTATTATCCTATTAAGTTTATTTGTTTAAATTTATTTCTATCGCACCAGCATCACGCTTTTTTCGATACTCTGAATATTTAGCACGATCTTCTGGTTTCGATAAATCCAAGTCCTGAATGTTAAAAGGTTTTACAGTTTTACCCTCGACAGCACTCTGGCTTCCTGAACCAGACAATGACCCTTGACGGAAATGTGGGTTTGCGTCTAAAAACTCTTTTACCTGTTCTTCAACTGATAAGAGTTCGCCTTTTGAGTTATATCTAATATTTTTATTATTATCAAGTACCTCAACTCTATTATCATCAGTTAATCTTACGTTCTCTTTTAAAAGAGCAACAACTTGATTTGGCGATATAGCTTTATTTCTAGAAGCTACAGAAAGTATTGAATTATCTACTCTTTCCTTTTTAATTTCATTTTTATATTTAGAAATTTCTGCTTCTTTTTCTGCTAATCGTTCTTGCATTAATTTTTCTAAATCTTGTTTTGTTTTAGCTTCTTGAAGTTGTTTTTCTTTTAAAGCATCTTCTTCTTGTTTTTTAACTTCATCTAATTGTCTTTGATGTTTTTTTTGTTCAGCATCTAATCTTGATTTTATAATGTTATCAAGTTGTGCTTGTGTAAACACCATTTCTTTAGCTTTTTCTACTTCTGGTGCTTTAGTTTCTTCTTGTTGATTTTGAGGTTCAACAACCTTGTTTTCTTCCGACATATTACTCCTTATTCAATTATTAAATTGCCCGTCTTGTCATACCAATCTGGATTGACAAAACTCCATTGATGTCGACAATTATAACCACCACGAACTATAAGCGGGTCGCCTGATTGTTTTCCAGACCAACTTTTACTTCGCCATAATCTTTTGACTTCATCAATCGTAAATAGTCCACTTGGGCGTTTATCATAAGTACCAGCCCTCATAAGTGAACAATGTCTTCTGGTAGTTGGAATTATGCTACCAAAATATTTTACATAAGTTAAACCAGCATCTTTACTTTTTGCTAAATTAAGTTGTGCATCAAACTGCCTTAAAGTATCATTTAGTAATTGACCAGCATAACGCTTCATGTTTTCACCAGCTCTATCACTTGCATATTTAGATTGCAAGGTTTGAATATCTATGTCTAATTTTCGCCTTAATTCTCTAGCAAAACTTGTTCTTCTATCAAGTTTTCTTAATCTTATTTCATTTGCTTTGATTTTTTGTACCAAAGCATTAATTTCTCTATCATCTGCACTAGCATAAATACCATTTATTGTTTGTCTTAATTCTTTTTCTAAATCAACAGGGTCAGCATTTATAAGTGTATATTGGTACACTTTTTGAGATAGATTTCTTGTAAATGTATTTGATATATCTTTAAATTGTGAAAATGATTGTCTTTTTAAATTTTGAATTAATATTAAATCAGAATCAGTAAGTTGTTGAAACTCGACAGGTATATTACCAATAGTTTTAAAAGCCTTTTCAATTCTTTTTGCTTGTTTTGTAAATCCCTCTCTTACAACTCTATCTGACCACGCTAAATATTCTTTTTCTAAAGTTTGTCTAATTAAAGGTTGAACAGCTATTGCAGATTTTAATTCAAATAATCTTTGTTGATTATCTAGTGGTATATTTTTATTTACAAGATCAACTACATCTCTTTCAATTTTGTCTAGTGTTTTTATTAATTGTTCGTAGTAGTCCGCTTCAGCTAGTTCTATTTGCCTAATTCTGTAATTTGCAAAATCTTCTATTATATTGGCCATTCATTAAACTTGTTCTTCTTCTACTTCTTGGTCTGGTTCTTGTGTTTCTTCTTGCGTAAATTGACCTAATTCTTTTTGCTGTTCTATTTCATCAAATATCATATTTAATTTTTCATCATCATCAACTACTGCTCTTGCTATTTCTTTATCAACTTCTTTAGC